CGCAAAAGGTATACTTGCTTCAACTATGAAGGAAGAACTAAACGAAGTGCTTAAAGAATCTATGGAAGAAGAGGTAGTTGAGGGTAACGAAACTCCTATAACAGAAGACGAACAAGATATACCAATCTCGGAACAATTGGATGACGAGGAAGGGAATGAAGACGAAGCTTCGATAAACGACGAGCCAGCGGACGACGAAGATCCTGATTTAGAAGATGAGGGTGGGGAAGAAGAATCTGATGAACTATCTATGGGTAGTGATGATGATTTAGATTTACCTATCGATTCTGAAGAAGAAGATGAAGACGATGTCCTTGATATGACCGACGCATCTGACGACGAAGTCTTAAAGGTATTCAAATCAATGAAACCTGAAGACGGAATTGTTGTTAAGAGAGACGGTGATAATGTTGAACTCGAAGATGGGGACGACGAATACATCATCAAATTGGATGACGAAGAAGGTGAAGTCGCTGAAGAAACTAACGAAGAAGTATCTGAAGAAGATATGGAAGAAGAAGTTTCTGAAGAAACTAACGAAGAAGTATCTGAAGAAGATATGGAAGAAGAAGTTTCTGAAGGTGATGATACAGTCTATGAAATTTCATTAGAAGATGTAAGCGAAGAATCCGAAGAAGAAGTGAAAGAATCTGAAGTTTCTGAGGAAGAAGTATCTGAAGAAGAAGTTTCCGAAGAGGAAATATCTGAAGAAGAAGATATGGAAGAAGAAGAAGTCAAAGAATCTGAAATTTCTGAAGAAGAAGTTTCCGAAGAAGAGGTATCTGAAGAAGAAGTCTCTGAAGAGGAAGAATCTCATGAAGAGGAAGTCGACGAAGCTGCAAGAACAAAATCCAATGTACATGGTGACAAGGGTGGGGCGAACAGAGCCGGTATTAAGTCTAAGACTAAATATAAGGCAGGTGCAATCAACGAAGAGGTTGAAACTTTAAAGAAACAAAATGCTGAATATAAAAAGGCGTTAGTTTTATTTAAAGAGAAACTAAACGAGGTTGCTGTGTTTAACGCTAACTTGGCATACGCTACAAGATTGTTCACAGAACATTCGACAACTCGTCAAGAGAAATTAAATATTTTGAAAAGATTTGACTCTGTCACGTCTTTAACCGAATCTAAATCTACCTATAAAGTTATAGAAGGTGAGTTAGGTTCTAAACAGAATGTTACTGAGGCGGTCGTTGATAAGATCGCATCAACCCCGACAACATCTTCATCTCAAGAAGTACTTTCAGAAACAAAAGCGTATGAGAGTCCACAGTTTAAGAGAATGAAAGATTTAATGTCAAAATTATAATAAAATAAAAATAAAAAACTAAAACTCAAATTTAAAATGGGAGCATTATTAGAAAGTGGTATGGTTGGTAACATCGGGTTAAAACACCTGAGAGTTATTAAAGAAGATACCATCAAAAAATGGGATGACTTAGGTTTCTTAGAGGGACTTAATGGACATCAAAAAGATAACATCGCTCAGTTATATGAAAACCAAGCGTCTTATCTAATTAACGAAGCTGCTGTGTCTGACGCATCAGGTTCATTCGAAACAGTTGTTTTTCCAATCATTAGAAGAGTATTCTCTAAATTATTGGCAAACGATATCGTTTCTGTACAAGCTATGAACTTACCAATTGGTAAATTATTCTACTTTGTACCTAAAATTGCTGAAAGAGATTCTGCTACAAACAAACACAAATCACCATTTGGTATTCCATCAGGAACTGGTGACAACGCTGCGGATGTTGCAAACGGAGATTTCTCAGGAAGAAACCTTTATGATAGATTCTATGAAGAAGGTGACGGAGCTGAAGAAGGTATCTACGATTACTCAAAAGGTAACTTTACTGAACAGAGTATTGCAGGTATTGGAATCGTATCTTTTGACAATGGAGTAGCTACTGAAGTTGCGACTATCGCGGCAGGTGACTATTCATCTATCATTGTAAAACTTTCAGGTTTTACAAATTTAGGATCAGGTAAAATTTCAGGACCTATCGGTAACGAAATGGATACTGAAGAATTTTTAGCGTCTTTAGAGCTTAGCCACAGTGGTATTAACGGTGGAGCTAAACTACCTTTCAACGTAGTAACTCAGAAATACGGTAAAGGTATTGTTGAGTACGGTGCTAAAGGAACAGGTGTAACAGGTTCTTACCCAGACATCGTAGATAAAGATGGTGTAATTTACTTAAATGTAGATGTTGAATCATATTCTGCATCAAGTGGTTACTCTAAATTTACTGCAGCGGGTAGTGAAGCAGCATCTGACTTCGCGGGAACTTACAGACAATATGCATCATTAGAATTCGAAGATGAAATCGGAGAAGTATCTTTTGACTTAGAGTCAGTAACAGTTTCTGTAACTGAAAGAAAGTTAAGAGCTAGCTGGTCTCCTGAACTTGCACAAGACGTGTCTGCATTCCACAACATCGACGCAGAGGCTGAGTTAACAGCATTGTTATCTGAGCAAATTGCTGCTGAGGTTGATAGAGAAATCTTAAGAGACTTAAGAAAAGGTGCGGCTTGGAACTTAAAGTGGGACTACAATGAGTGGAAATATGGTGGTTCATCAGGTGCAACTCTACAAGGTTATACTCAAAAGGATTGGAACCAAACGTTAATCACTAAGATTAACCAATTATCGGCTCAAATCCATAAAACTACACTAAGAGGTGGTGCTAACTGGATCGTTGTTTCTTCTGAAGTTTCAGCTGTATTCGATGACTTAGAGTACTTCCACGTATCTAACGCAGGTGCAGAACAAGATCAGTACAATATGGGTATTGAGAAAGTTGGTACTTTAGCAGGAAGATACCAAGTGTATAGAGATCCTTACTTCCCAGCGGGTAAAGTATTGGTTGGACACAAAGGAAAGTCGTTGTTAGACGCAGGGTACATTTACGCACCTTACGTACCGTTACAACTTACACCTACAATGTACAATCCATTCAACTTTACACCGATCAAGGGTATCATGACGAGATACGCTAAGAAAATGGTTAATAACCGTTACTTCGGTGTGATCAACGTTGCAGGATTACAAACATTCAACTTAGATACTTTAAGATAATATATCTTCAAGTTCTATTAATATTAAAGGGGATCGATTCGGTCCCCTTTTTTTTGTTATTAATTTTTCTTATATTATATCATATGGAATTAAGTGAAGAAACAATCGTAAACTTATTGGCTGTGGGTACATTAATATTCGCAGTACTTTTAAGTATTCTAATTAGAAATACTAAAATACATAAAGTACTAACTTTTATATTCTACCCTTTAATAAAACTTAAAGATTTCTTAGATGGAAACTATTGGGCAAATAAAATAGGTGAAAAGAGTGGGGCGTATGAAAAGGCGAGAAACTCTAAATTTAGAAAATGGGTAGATAGTTTAGAAGGTTGGAAATGGTGGACTTGGCAAATAGTTGGTGGTCTTGTATTTGTGATTATTTTAGAATTCATCCTAAATTTAATAGGTTTAACTATGTTACCTTGGAAATGATATGTTGTGGAAAGAATATTTTGTCAGTATTGCTGAACAGGTAAAGGAAAAGTCTAAGGACATTAAAACCCAAATCGGGTGTGTTATTGTTGGTCAAGATAAAGAAATCCTAACTACGGGATATAATTCATTCCCAAGAGGATTAAATGATCATAAGATTTCGAGACAAGAGAGACCTGAAAAATATTATTGGTTTGAACACGCTGAAAGAAACGCAATTTATAATGCTGCAAGAATTGGTGTATCCTTAAAGGGTTCTACGGCTTATCTTACATCGGGATTACCTTGTATGGATTGTGCACGTGCGTTAGTACAATCGGGGGTAGTTAAAATAGTATGTAAGGAATATTGTACAACTAAGAACTTAAGTAAATGGAAAGAGAATCAAGAAAGATCTAAGATTTTACTTAGTGAGTGTGGTGTAGTGGTTGAATTTTATTAAAAAGATTTAATTACCTTAACTTTTAAATCTCCCGTACCTTTGATTATTCTATGGTACTCACCCTCAGAAATTGTAACTTCCATACCTTCATAAATTTTAATTGGTAATTGATTGTCTCTTTGGAATCTCCAATCGGTATCATGTAAAAAAGTTACTCTCCTATCCTCGTTATCAAAATGCCACTTTAACTCATCTTCCTTTAATTCTGAAGAAAACGTTCTAATTACGTGGTCTGTGTTGGATTCTTCTTTAAATGGTAAGTTATTCTTCATTTCTTGGATTGAAATTTCGAGCATTCTTTTCTTTGATGAGGTTTAATAAGGTGTTGTATGTTTCTCTTTCATTTATATAAAGACCCCTTAATAGTATATTACCAACTTCAATAAGTGCAATTCCTGTTTCCCACTCATCAAAGTCTTTACCGATATCCTCCTCTTCATATGCGATTGTTGCGTACATAGTTAAACTTTCTTCTACCATTTCAGCATTGTCTTTGTCTAATCTATGATATATATATCTACCATCTTCGTCCTCATCTTCCTCAGGATATATATCGGCCATATAATACTCCATATCTACCGCATCAGTATGAGAAAGGTACTTCTTTTTAGTGTTTTTATGTTCAGTTACGAATAGTCCTGACTTCCTGTCCCATAAGACAAGATTAAACTGATCCTCTACTTCGTCAAGTTCATCGTCATAAAACCCCATACCCGAAGGATCGGGATATTCTGGTGGATCATAATAACCTTCAAATAAATCAGATAATTTCATATTACCATGGATTAGACGACTTTATACCTAACGCCTTACGGTATCTTGCAATATTACAACTCCAATATCCCGCTTTAGTACGGTCTTTCTTCTCACTACATTTGTGTCGTGCTCTAAATGACTTTGCCGCCGCTTTATTATTATTTCTTATTTTTAATTTTGGATCACCAAATGTGACCTTCTTAATAGTACCTTTAGGTGTTTTAACATATACCGCAAATTTCTTAGGACCACTTGGAGTTCGAAACGGTTTATTTAATTTTACATTTCTACCTCTATGTTTAGCCTCAACTAAATATTCTTCCTGATTTTCTACAAATGGTATGTCTAAGTAAACTTCTTGACCTTCATAGAGACCCGTCTTACCGATATCGGTATTAATTAGATCTAAATCGATTCCTGAGACTTCTAAGACGTTATCTTCAACTAACTGACGTACTTCATTATAAATGTTAAAGAACTCATTAGAATAGATCCTATATATATTCTCGACGATTGGTAAGTTATTATTAATATGATATTGTAAACCCTCACTTAAAATCTTAGATTCATTAACTAAATTAAGTTTAGGTTGTTGAATGTCTAATTTTTGTTGTTCTAAGTTATTGAATACCAAAGAGATTATTCTTCTCTCGTCAATACTTGTATACGTTGGAGTGTTTCCTTTTCCTCGTTTGTTACTTTTCTTTTCGGCACGTCTTTTCTGTCTTGTCATTTTCTTCTTTTGTTTCTTACTATAAGAACCTGAAGTTTTGGGGGTTTCTTTACTAACCTTTTTTGATGGTCTACATTTAGGGTAACCTTTTCTTTTCTTGTCACCATCGGCGTCTTTACGACCACATGGTGGATGTTTACCATCGATTTTTCTTGAAACGTCAACCCATTTCTCTTTAAACCAACGTCCAAGGTCTTCTTTTAGGACCTCCCCACTTTCAAGACATTCATTAATATATTCTTGGTCTTCCTTACTTACACGTATTTTTTGAATGTAAAGATCTGTATTGTCCTTTCCACATTTGTGGCAGACATATGGGTCCTCACCTCCTTTGGATAAGTCCCAATTCCATTCACAACCTTCACACTGTATTTTCATTATTTCTTTTTCTTTCTACAATAGGAACCTGAACAACGTTTTTTACCATCTAATCCTTTTATTTTTCCTTTACACACTTGTACGGCATATCCGTTAGCATATGCACTTGGATAAACGTCAAATTTAGATTTTGCGGCGGATATACCTCTTGAACACAAAGTATTCTTCTTTTTCTTTTTTGCTTCATGTAATTCATGACCATCGTCAGTTTGGTTCATTAAGAAATCCAAAACTTGATCCATATTTTCCTTCGCAACACTAACATGATCATCTGCCCAATCATGACCGTTTTGTAGTATATCTTCAATTACATTTTTGTCTAGATTTAAAAGAATCTCACATTGTCTATGTATTTGTTTAAGATTACTAAAGAACATGTAATTTTCTGTTCTCTCTTCGTTGAGTGTGTTTAAATGTTTTTTTATGATTTGTTTTAAGTCCATATCCATAAATAGTTATTTTTCTGATACGATTTCAAATTTGATGACATTAGGGTAGAATATCTCTTCATTGTGTTTAGTACCTTTTATTTCTAAATAATATTCTCTTGGTATTAGTATCGATGTATCTAAAACAAAACTGTTTTCATTTGTTACATCCATGTATGTCCAATCAAATACGTTAACATTAGTCGCACCTTCTTTTATATATAATCTGTAGAAACATTCGTCAAACAATTCATTAGTTGATTGATTTATTGTTCTAAAAATTGCACTTACTTTTCTTACTTCTCCTGATTTTACTTTTTCGTTTTGTCTTATTCCCGAATATTGTACAACATATTTGTTTACTTCTTTTTGGTTTTCACCTAAACTAAATTTTGACGAGTATGGTTTTGGTACAAATTTTTGAGTTATATCAGGGAATGAATTCCCTTCAACACTAATACCTTTCCAAACGTCATAAAAGAATTTTTTACCATCACATATAAGACCATCAATACCTAAAGTAACTCTATACACACCTTTTCTTACTTTTTCAACAACTAAGTCAGTTAAACCCGTTATCGGTGTTTTAGTTGAATCCAAAATATCTACAGTGGGTAAGTTGTCTAAATCGAAAAAGTTAGTTTCTTTATTTACATATAAAAATAGGTTTTGATCTGTCTTTTCAATGAAGTTTTCTCTATCGTCCACAATTCTATCCGAAAAGTTAGTCTCTAAATACGGTTCAAAAAAAGTTTGGGTGTATTTTGTAAAAAATGCGACGGATTGATCTACTTCTGATGTCAAATCCTGATAAAGAGGTTCAAACGCGACACCTAAACCATAGTTGGGTGTACCCCCTGTTAAAATATCGTTTATATATGATGTTATGTCAACATCTAAATGTTCGTTACCATTATCAAATTGTTGGGATCCTATAACTGTAGGGTTATTTGAATATATTCCTTCTGCCGACCAAGAATCTAATGTTGTTCTTGAGAACCAGTTTGAAGGTCGTATATCAAAAGTGTTATTACCTGTAGTGTAATCATAACCCGAATCTTCGTAATCAAAACCAACACCTTCATCCCAATATTGATCAATCTTAAAAAGAATTAATTTAAATGAAGTTGTTCTCTCTCTTCCTGTACCTCTCTTTGCACCTAAAAAAGTTTCATCACCGAATATTGTATTAGTCATGTGTAACTTATGTACTGTTTCTGAATTTAATACATAATCACCATTATCTACTTTAGATTTTAGATTATCTAAGTCTAATTTTAATATAAATTTTGAAAACCCCGATCCATAGAAAATTTCAGTAGTTGGGTTCTTCGCGGTATTAACCTTTAAACCTTCGATTATTGTATTGTTTTTCTCAAAATATGAACGATAGTATGACATCTTGTAATTAGTTTATTATATAAATATCACTTAGTTTATTCTAATCGACTTATTTAAGATGTCATTTTCAAGTGTTTTTCTAAGTTCTACTAATTTATCCCAATCAGAGTAACCATTTTTAACCATTGGTTTTGTTGGTTGGTGGGCATGTCCCGCAATAACTCTTGTTAAAATGTCTAAATAATCTAATAAAGTTTCACCTCTTACGGTTGAATACGTATTGGGTTCTACACGTAATAAAAAGTCTTCTTGATTATATTCGTATTTGTCTAATTTATCGAAGGGAATTCTTTTTGTCCCAACTAAATTTGTATCTGTTGATATTAGATACATTTTATCAGACGTGAGAGAACTAAAAGATTGTTCTAAGGTTGAAGATACGGTTTTAATTATTTTTTCTTTTTTCTTTTCTTTTACAGGTTTTGGTGAAGGTTCATTCATATTGTACACTAAACCTGCCCCCATATTAATATTTGTAAAACAACCTGGTGTTATTTTAGCCAAATAATCCCTATCGGTTAAACCAATAACAGGTCTGAAATAAAAAGGGTGTAAATCTATTTTAGGTAACCTCAAATCAAATTTACGAATACCATTGGTGTTCATATCACATATCGTATTTCTGACTGTGATATGAGAAGGTATAAGTCCATTAGTTACTGTTTGAGTGAATGTGGGTGTACTTGATGTACCATCTAAATTTATTAATTTTATTTGTTCAGAATACTGTGTAAGGTCTTGAATAGAATTTCTCGAGAATACACTTGTATTAAAGGTATCACCATATATTTTCTTTACTTCATAAACATACCAACTAACGGTGTAGTTAGATTGATTTGCAATATCACTCACATCATATTCCACAACGTATGATAATTGTTTAGAAGGAATCTTTGTTATTTCTGTTTCTTCTTCAACTAACTCCTGTTTTGTACCAAATTTCTTTAGTGTTAGTATAGATCTTTTTTCGGATAGGATTGGGTATTGAATGATCTGAGTTCTTACTTTATCTGATGCACTGTCTTTAGATACAAGTTTACCTCCTCTTAAGGTTAAACCGTTTTCAGTAAATAATACGTCTGAACCGTAAGGACCATATATAGCATAGTCTTTTAATTTTGAGATGGTTCCTTCTGACTTTTCTTTAACAAAAGTACCGTTAGAATTAAACACATCGTTCATGGGCTTTACATTAGAACCATAACTTGTATTCTCTATTTGTCTTGAATTTGTTTGACTATGAAAATCATGTACAGTTGTGAATGGTCCCGCGATATATTCTCTGTTAACTAGTTTATTATCAGAATCATAATTTACTATTTTAACAGTTTGACCTACTTCAGGAATGTAGTTGATATTGGTTGGTAAAAATGGATTAGCAATAAACGGATCATTATCGTCCCAAGGTTCGTAATCAATAGATTTTTCAATTGGTCCGGTAGGTTCACCAGTTAATTTAACGCGAATCCTACCTATACCTTTAGGATCCACATTATTATCCACTATCGCTAATTCAATAATACTGGCCATTACCTTTTAACTCTATTACCTATTTCTTCGTTTATTTTATTGTATAATTTTTCGACAGTATCTAAATGTCTTGTCAATTCTACAATAGCAAACTTAGTTTTTTCAAATTCGTCATTTAATAATTCTAAACCTTCCTCCAAATCTTTATTAGATTTTAATGAAGGGTCATTAGATATCTCTAAAAGTTTATCATTTTCCATATTAAAACATTTTACCTGAGAAATTTATAAATCCTGGTGGTACCGGTATTGGTCCCATGGGTGATGCTAAAACTGTAAACTTATTACCACCTTTAATGTGTGAGTTATTGTCGATCTCTTCACTGTGACCTTCCAATACGGACTTCATCATCATTAACATTTCATTGGCCTCACCGTAAACAGGACCCGTATTTAAACCCAACCCCGCAATTCTTTCTGTAGAATTGATAAATGCTCTATCAGTACTATATCCAGGTAATAAATCAGAAAAACTTAATAATATTCCCGGCACATTAATTACTGGTCCTCTAGCGTTTATGGCACCTAAAATCGTATCGATTATTGCTTGGAAAATTGCTAAACAATTATCTATACCCTTAGATAGAATTTTTCTAATCAAACTAATTATAGCTAAAAGTATTCTTCTATATCTTTTAAATTTATTTGTAATAATTTTAAGAGCAACTTCTTGTACAAACTTTAATAAATCTCTTTTAATAAAGTTCCAAAACTCTTGGATGAACTTCCAAAAAACGTCTTTAATTATTTTAAAGAATAATTTTGATAATTTCTTCATGAAGTCTTTGACTTCACCAGCAAACCCTTTAATTTGTCTCCAAGTAAGAACAATTGGGAATATAAATTTAGGGGATACTATTGAAGCCACTAACGCTTTAGGTACGTTGAGTACAAATAAATTAATCAGTTCTAATTGTATATTATCGATAGGTGCAAAATTGTCGCTATTTTGTGATGCGTTTTGTGCGGTACTTAATAATGTTGTATCCACCAACTGACTTAAATTTTCTGTTTGGGATAAGAATACAAAGTCCTCGAAATTACTTTGTGACGAAGGAACCTCAAACTCACCACAATCAACAAATTTTAAAACTTTACGGTATCTAGCATCTTCATCGTCTAAATCAATCCCTTCCACATCGTTAAAATCAAAATAAGATTCTATGTCTTGATCATTTTCATTAAATTGTTGACTCGTAGTTTGTATTAATCCAGACTCTTCTGTCGGTGAATTACATATCTTGAATAATTTACCACACAGTTTGTTAAGTTCGTTAATCGCCTTATCAAAAACTTGAGGATTTTCACCATCACCTTGCAATGTCATCAACATTGCGGTTTTTGTGATGTACTCAAGATTTGGGGTTTCAATACTGTCGTAGTAATCATTAACAAATTGACCAACTTTAGGTATTGATCCACCTTGTTGTAATCCTGAAACATCGTATTTCTGAGTACCTGAATTCCAATTTAAATCGAATAGACTATTACCCGATTTACTACTGAAAGTATATGGGTTAGAAAATGTAGTATAAAACTCCCTATTCATCTTTATGTCACCAACATTGTTATTAGGGTCTTCATACATAATCATCCCTATCTTAGATACGGGATCGTTTTGTAGAACTTCTAAAAAATCAAACTCTTTTGGTGCAATCGAGATGGTGTCATCAGGCATTAAAGTATCAACACCACATATACTTGTCTCTTCATCAACAAACAACGTTTTTTTCACCGCGTTCATTACTATGTTTTTTGAGTCCTCTGAAGTAATCCTCGCAGACTCCATAGCGTATTTCTTTATTTTATTGCCCGATAGTAATTTATCGTTAGTTGCAATTTTATTTGTTTTATTGGCTAAAAAACCTGACGCAACGTCAATTATCGAACTAAAGATGTCAACCTTTTCCTTCTTCTTTTTTAACTTAGATTTAAGTCCATCAACTTTAGATTGTAACAGTTTATCGGTTCTGGTAATTCCGTCCGCATAAATGTCATATAGATCGTCAGTTATAAGTTTAGGGTCGTCATTGACCTTTTTAATAACTTCAATCTTAGATTTTAATTGATTTCTAAGTTTTTTAACCTTACTCATTACATTTTATAGTTTTGGGGTTGGTCTCCTGATGAGTCATCATCTTCCCTCATGAGTTTTTCTAATAGGATTTTATCTTCCTCAGATAACTCCATTTTACCACCCATTTGATTTTGAGATCCACCTGTTTGTTTAAGTAATGCACTTTGTAACTTAACTAGTGATATTTTCTTCTCAGTACAGTCATTTAATATTTTTTGTTGTTCTTTAATTACAGGACCAATCACACTCATATCCTCAGCCTCTTTCATGAAACTTAACATTTTTTTAGTGATCATACTAGCAGTTTGTTTTTGTTCTACAATATCATTGTAGATTTCTTGCATAAGTGCTAGTGCAGAATCCGTATCTAAAGACAATAAATTCTTTCTTCTTCTCATATCTATAAATAGATTGTTCTAGTAATTTATAAAATCTAACTTTAAGACTTCGTATAGTTTTTTAAACTTCTTCATTGCCACCCTTATTTCTTTGGTTGATAATGATGTCATTTCTCTTAATGATAAGAGTATTAGGTTTTTATTAAATTTATTACCTTCCCCTACTTGAAATATTTTTTCAAAATTGGTAAACACCTCGATGAGTGCATAACCTAATTTAGTCTCATTTTCATTTAGGTTTTCTTCTTCAACAAATTTTTCTAATTCGACAGTTAATTTATTAACCACGTCTTTGTAATCAATAATTTCTTCGTCTATAATATAAGAAAGGTCCGCCCTATCTTCTATCCGCGAGGATATGTCTTCGTAGGAAACAGACCTATTGGTTTCTTTAGCATCTTTCTGTATAGTACCCATAAGGTAATTTTTACAGATAGTACCAAAGTAGGAATACGCTTTATAATTTTTTGTTGTGTCGAACTTACTGATTTTAGTCATTAAAAATGATAAAGTATCAGTATGTATCTGTTCAAAATTGTAATCCTTTCTATAAAGTTTATAACGGCGGATTATACTTTCTACCATTATTTTGAGAGGTTCTCTTAAATACTCATTGAATATCTTGTTCTTTTCTTCTTCGTTTTCTGATTCTAAAAATCTTACTACCGCTTTTTCTTGCTCCTCCCCAAAGTACATTTTTTGGGTTCGTTTTCTCGGCATTAATTTTCTACATATTCTACATCTCGTTTATTCTTGAAGAAAAATTCTTTTTTTGCGGTTTCTAACCAAAACTTAGCCTCACCATCTAATAATTTATGATCAGGAGAGTTTTTATATAACCAAAATAATGAGTCTTCTCTAAAGTTAACGTGTCTATACCCAATTTGAGGTATTGTTACAACTTTAGCGTTGTTATGTGTTAATCTCAGTAAAAATTCATAACTGAATGTTAGTTTGATATTGTCTTTAAAAGAACCGTTTTCTTTAACTACTTCTGTTTTATAAAAACCACCACTGGTTTGGTAGTTCTGATAGTCTAAGAGTATTTCGTTATTTAGTTCTCCTTGGTTTTCACTAAAACCATATGCCCATACCGATTCATTTGTAAGATTTAAAAGTTTACCTTCTGAGTTTACGTCCTTAACGATAGTTAAGAACACATCGGCATCTTCAAACATTCTTGTATAGGTTCTGAACGATTGTAACCAATTAGATGTATATTCGTCATCAATTTCTAAAATAGAGAACCATTCGGTTTCACAATTTTCAATACCTAAATTAACTTGAGAACAAAAACCTGTGTCACCTTTGTTAATTACTATTTCAACGTCCAATTTATCTGATATACCACTCTTATTTAAATCCCCCACTGCTGATTTGGGACCAACAATAATAAGAGCAACATCATCATGAAACTGTTCAACCGAAAGTACTGCTCTCGAGAACATTTCATTATATTCACCCTCTAAGGTGTGAATAGGTAAAATTACTGTTATATTTTTCATGCTGTTTCTTCTTGTTTTAATTTTTCTAATGCTTCAGAAATAATTTTAATTCTTGATTCTTTAAATGAATTAAAAATAGATGACACATTATTATCAATTATATCATTATCGTAAGGTATAAGAGTTTCTCTCATCTTTTCTTTAACCTCATCTTTAATAGTCACACCTTCTAACCATGCCAAGACATACGTCCCTAATAGATCGACAATCTTATTTAAATCATATGTCCACATACCATTTTCAGATAACCACTCAGGTTCTGTCGTTGGTATTTTACCAATTACTGGTATTTCACATTTCATTGATTCCAAAGGGAACGTACCGAAAGTAGAATCATCATCCATCCAAACAGAACAAATACATTCTTTTAGTTGTGTTGAAAATTCTTCATAGGTTAATTGTACCATATCTTTAAAAGTAACCCATCTTAATTGTGGGTATTTAAGATAAAACTCTGAAATGACTTTTCTATGTTGTCCTCTATCTCTCGCACTTATAGCAATAAATGGTTTTGATGGTAATTCAGATGGTGTAAAATTATCTCCTATTTTAGGTGGGTTGATGAAAATTAAAGACTCAGGAAAAATTGATTTAATGTAATCTTTAGATTTTTGTGTCGTAGTTATGACTTTATCAAAACCATAATCACTCCATCTACTACCTACAGGTAGGGTTTCAAATATGTACTCCGTTTGTTGTATCAACATAACTTTTGTACACTTAACCGTTTTTAATTGTTCAAGTACGTTTGAGTAATATTCGGGTACTACTAAAATGTCATCGACACCCATTTGTACTTGATCTTCCTTGATTGTTACTACAGGGATATCTTTAAACCTATCACCCAACCAAGAGGACACTCCAACGTAATTTTTATCTTCAACTAATATATATGCGTCCACCCCTTGTTCTCTTAATGTGTGTACGGTGTCATATATGTATTTAACAGATGCCCTTGCATTTGTTTTAGTATCGTATGTAAGAAAGTATACTTTGTGTTGATTAGTCTCTAACCTACTAATAGCACTTTCTAATTTTTCAATGTTATCTATTTTTTCACTCATGTTCTTTAACTAAAATACCATATTTTATTAGTGTGTTAAACGCGAACTTAAATGGTATTGATAATTCGGAAGAAAGTAATCCTAAACCGTTATCGTCTTGACCGTTTTCCGTTAAGACTGTATCAATACATTGTTTCACTGCGTCATATTTAAACACATTTATTGTTTGTTCCAATTGTAATGGTTCCCCTTTATCATTTTTGATCGGTTCGACTTCTAATTCGCACGTCTCAGTAATTTTGCTAATGTTGAGATAATAATATTCTCCGAAGATTTCAACCATGTCTTATCTATTTCTGTTAATTTATGTATTTCTAATTGATTTGTAAAGTGTTGGTTATAGTCAGTATTGAACTTAATAACCTTCTTATTTTTTGGACAATTATCTATGACAGATTTATTGTCCGTAATCCACAAATCACATTTTTTCCATAGATTGGGAATTTCAGAAGACATAGTAAATTTTACATTATTACCCATAAAACCATTTTTAGAAAGGAAGAATAGTGTTGATGGTTTTGCTTTACCTAATTCATCCAAACCAATCAGAGTAAACGAATGTTCTTTATTCTGATATATTAAATTATTCAAGTCGAAAAACGCCTTTTTATAACTTTGATTCGAGTGTCCAAATATTTCAACCGCATAATCAATAAACGTAAAATTATCAAACTCTTCCTTTGATTGAAACTTATAACTCTCTAATAGGTAATTGTTTTTTACGGGTTCAGTCACACCATATTCAAAATTATTTTCCTCATCTGTTTTATCTTCAGGATCAGTATCTAAATAATAATCCTTATAATGATAATCGAATTTTGATATTATGTTTCTTAATACACCGTTTATGTTAATGTAAATCTCCATGATCTTAATATAACCAATTTTTTATTATAAGTAAAGTTAATCGTAACGTTTTAAAATTTTTCCAATAATAGGGTTTCTCACAATATCTTTATTCGAGAACTCATATACTCCAACGTTATTCAAATCACTTAATCTACTCTTAGCATCATATAAACCACTTTTGGTTTTATCTTTAAACTTATCTGATTGTTCTAAGTCACCAGAAATGAAAAACTTAGAATTAAAACCGATTCTCGTAAGTAGTAATTTCATTTGTGCCGGAGTTGCGTTCTGTGCCTCCTCGAAAATTAAAATTGTGTTGTCTACATTCCACCCCCTCATATAAGCCAGTGCCGCGACTTCAATATATCCTTCATCTTTAAGTTTGGTTTTATTGTCTTTACCTATTATTTTGTTTAATAGGTAATACGATGGAAAAATATAAGGATCTAATTTCTCTTCTAATCCACCTGGTAATGAACCTAACTTTTCTTCCGCCTCAACTGCGGGTCTAACAATAATAATTTTTTCGTACTTGTTGTTTTCGTTCCATAACAGGTCTACCGCCTTTTTCATTGCGATATACGATTTACCAACACCGGCAGGACCAAAACATAAAGTTATTTCATTATTTTCTAAGGTGTCCCAATATTCTTTTTGGGATTCAGTTAAGAACTTTTCTCTTGGTTTTTTAAAAATTTCTTTTATTCTCTGTTTGTGAGATAATTTACTACTACTCTTTCTTTGAGCCATTAATTTTTTTCTATATATTTTTTTTTATTATTTACCTGTTGAACCAAAACCACCTTCACCTCTTTCAGATGAACTTAATTCGTCAACTTCAGTAAACTCTATTTTGGGGTAGGGTAATATCATTAACTGACATATTCTTTCCCCTGTTTCATAAATTGTGGTGTCTTGTGAATTTGTCATATTAAAATTTGCTACGATTTCACCCCTATAACCACTATCAATAACTCCAACGGAGTTACTTAAAAATAATCTTGTTCTTCCTATCGATGATCTTGGAAAAACTAATCCCACATAACCTGTTGGCATTTCTATAGAGATACCCGTACTATACGTTATTTGGTTCTTGAATTCATTAATGGTGTATCCTACCGTATGTAAATCCACACAGGCATCCCCATCTTTTGAATACTTAGGTATTTTTGCGTCAGGATGTAATTTTTTAATTTTACAATTGACTTTATATTCCATGGAACTCCCTAAGTATTGATTATTATTCGAAGACGCTTCTTGAACATGTTGCATTGAATCTACACTTAAATTATTTAATGTGTCTGAAACCTCTTTCATAAAATCTTCATCGATATTATCTTCATCAGTTTCTCCAAGTATTGATTCAAAATGTTCCAATTTCTTGAGGTATTCCTCTAACGATTTTTTATCCATGTTTTTGTTCGAATATTGCTAACTCAAAACCCTGTTTCACTATTTGAGCTAATGGTGTTGAATGATATTTTGATTGTAAGTCATCATCCCCCTTATCAGAATTTACAATAGTTTGATATTCTTCTTCTGTTAGGGACACCCCATAAGTAGAACAATAGTAGGCCGATCTTTCTCCGACTCTCATAGAAACTAATTCATCATTAAATTCGTACATTTTACCTAGCTTATTACGGTGCCATTCACTTTCATTAGGTTTAAATAAAAATGTTTTACCTATTTGTGATAGAATAGTACATTTTAGTATACTATCTAATGGTTGTTGTAATGTTTCAGGTAAAATACTATTAACTTTTACCGCGTATTTAGATGCAATAAAAATATGTTCAAGTAATCCACCAGGATAAGCACCATACATATCTAATGTTGTTGATGCTGGTGACACAAAAAAGTCATCACCCAAAAATTTAAGTAATTCAGGTGTTAATACGTCATACTTATCTGACGTATCAAGTAACTTCTGTTTGTTTTTTTCTATTTGTTCCTTGTTCAACATAATATTATCCTTTATAAAGTTCGGGTGTGATTGCAGGATCTAAAACACATTCAACCGCCATTTTAACAATTGAGATACTTTCACTTGATCTCATATCTTCAGATTTATATTTGTTTAAAACGATCGTTGCCTCTTCTACAGATTCTGCCTGTACGACATACTTTACCTTGTCTAATCTTGGATTTCCGTTTCTATCCAATTGTTCTTTTTCGTAACCTACTGTTGCTAAATAATACATAATTTTACTTTTTTATAATTGTTTTTAAAAATTCCACTCTATCTTTTGAAACAGTTGTGAGTGAATATTTGTCTTTAACTGTTTCGTATAATTTATTACCTAAATCTTCAATCATGTTTGGAGATTCGATAAGTCTTTTCATATGTTGACCCCATTGTTTATGGTTTTTATTTGTCGAAACCATTAGACAATTTCCTTTAGGATTTATATTACCTCCTTTTTCCACGGAAGAAATTAAATCTATAAGGTAAGGATTTTCTTCAGTTGCAATCAATGCCTTTTTATGGAACCCCGCCTCAATAACTTTCAATTGGGATTTATTCTCATTGAATTCCGATTTAACTAAGGGTGCCAATGAAACATCAAAGTAGTTGTAATTGGATGCATATTTGTTAATATCCAATGTCCACCTACGTACATATGGTTGTTCTAACTCTTTCTCATATGGATTGCTAGTGAAGGTATTTAAATAATTTTTATATTCTTCTGAGACGGACCTATAATCATTAGTAAATATTTTTTCATATTTATACCACACTGTTTCTACAGGTTTGATAGGTCTTTCTGTCATCTTACCTGTTTGTTTATCAATTAATTTCATGTTTCCTCTTAAATCGAAACCACATAAAACAAATTGAGTTTTGTTCTTATATTTTTGTTGAGTTAGTGAAATACCACTTTTTAGTAACTCAATATCGTATAAGTGAGAAGATCCTCCTAACCAACCAAACCTAACGAAATCAGAATCGATAGGTTTCGATTGGAATTGGTCTTCTTTTTCATTAACTGCATTTGGAAAAACATGAACACTTTTTAACCCTAAAACTTTCTTTAATGTTGTTTTATATACTGACGTTGTAGTAGTAACATGATCTGATAACCTTAATAACTCTACTCTTCTCTTGGAAAAATTGACTCTTTTAAAGGTTTCATAGTTAGGGTGTCTTTGGTCTACTCTCCAATGATCGTCAATATCCATGATAGTGACAATACCTTCAGTTTTTAACCACTTAACCCTTTCAATGTTTGATTCGTGACCTAATGATTTATGTATAAATGAATGAAATATAACGACATCATAATTCGAAAAGAATTTATGTTCGTTAGGTACGTCGAAAACAAGATCCACATGCACATCATCTGAGTGATTATCACCAATAAATGTAAATGGATCTATGATTCTATATTTCCCAACCCCATGTCTATCTGGTGGAATTGCGAGTACTCTAACTTTTGACATATATTTTCGTTATATATCAAAATATAAGAAAAAAATATTATGAAATCAATCCTTACTTAGACTTATTTACACCAGTAATTTTACCTTTGAAGATTGAATCACCAACCTTTAGAACTAAAGTTTCATTAATAGATGCCGTTTTAGATGCATTGAGTAGTAGGTCTAATTTACGATCCACAATTTCTTCTAAAGTGTCTTTAATGGTTTCTTTGATTAAGGATTGTAGATCTGATGAGTTAGGTAAACTAACATTTGGTGTTGGTTGTTTACTTATTGGTGTATTTTTAGGGGTTGACAAACCCTCTTTTTCCATTAATTTTTTTGCCCCTTCGAGTAAATTCATATCTAATCCATCACCTAAAGATATTTGATCAATAGTAGGGATTGGATTGTTAATCATTGCTTGTTTTATAGAGTCGGGTAGTTTAGAATTTTTTATTTTATCTTCATTAACAACATTAGATGCGACATTTCTTGACACCCCCTTACTTGGTGTAGATTGTAATTGGGTAACGGCATTACTTGCACTTTGTTGTAATGCGGATTCATCTATATTACCTTTGGTATAATCACCTCCATCTACTTTAGTCATCACTTTTTTTGCGTTAACTAGTTTAGTCATCAAATCTTCTGATGATATTGGGTTTGTTTTTAATTCTGACATTGTATCTATTTTAGTTAAAATATATATTTTTATTTTTTAATTATAAAGTAATCTTTTAATTCTCTTTATACTTTCATTCAAACCATCATAATCATTACCCTCATCATCTTCATCATCATCAACCTTAGGTGGTTCAATACTTGGGGTGTTTTCTGGTTCTGGTTTAGGTAATTCATCAGGTTGTGGTTCTGATTGTGGTTCTACCTGTGGTTCGGGTTGTGGTTCAGGTTGTGGTTCAGGTTGTGTGTCGGTTTGTGGTTCTACCTGTGGTTCGGGTTGTGGTATTGGTTCTGATTGTGGTTCCGGTGTTGAACTCCAATCCGAAGTAACATAAGTCACTGTCATAGAATTGTCGTCACCTTCTTTATAACCAGGTCTTTTTTGATCAAATGTTTCTTGATCAAATATCTCTATTTGACTCATTCTTGAAAGAATGAAAGTCCTCCAATTATTTTTTTCAAATCCGGTTTTAGATCTTGAGGGTGGTTGTACCCACGCCCTCACAATCATTTTACCCTTTTTGGATAAACCTAACGCCACCATCTCCGCTTTAACTCTCCTACCTGGTTGTACTTTACCTCTTGGTCCATTATAGAAGAAACTGACAGGGTGTCTTTTTTTGATTGCGTTTGCAATTGATTTAGGTCTTGAAGCCAATTTAGGTTCAGATTGTTCCCCTATTAAAAAGTTATATATGTCTTTGATTAATTTCATTAAAAATCGGGATAACCACTATTATCACTGTATTGGTTTCTGGCAATACTTTGATTTCTTTCATTTATATCTTTAGACGTACCTACACTATTGTTGTTTTCTGCACGACCTTTCTCATCACCATCTGATATTGCATTAGGGTGTACAAGACTATATGAGTTATTCTCACTGTATATGTTTCTTGATTGATTATCTAAACGATTATTAATATCCGTTAAACTACCGATGTTACCATCATTTTCTCCTTTTCCTAATTCATCCCCGTCTGACAAAGCGTTAGGATGATTTACACCATAACCATTAACATCAGTAAAATACTTATTTTTAGAAAGTAGTTCGTTTCTTGTGTTGATATCTGTTAAAGATCCGACAGATTCATTATTCTCTCCCTTTCCTAATTCATCACCATCCGATAAAGCGTTAGAGTGATTTACCCCATAACCATTATTTTCGTTGTATGAATTTCTGGCGACATTATCTATCCTTGTTTGATTATCGGTGAATCCACCTACTTTACCATTATTATCACCTTTTCCTAATTCATCTCCATCGGAAATTGCGTTCGGATGATTTACTCCATATCCAGTTGACGAGTTGTATGAATTTCTTTTTAAATGTTCTTGTCTTTGATTTTGATCTGTTAAGGTACCAACACTACCGTTGTTTTCTCCTCTCCCAAATTCATCACCGTCTGAGATCGCGTTGTTATTCTCGATACCATAACCTGAGTTGGGTCCATATTTATTTCTTGATAGTGCGTCTGTTCTTGTGTTAATATCTGTACTTGACCCTACTTTACCATTATTATCACCTTTTCCTAATTCATCTCCATCGGAAATTGCATTAGGGTGATTACTATCATATCTTTTATTACCTTGGTAATTATTTCTTGATAAAGCCTCATCTAAAAATTGTTTAGAAATTTTATCTATCTGACTTGCCATTACAATAATTTTTTAATTCTATCTACCTCTTCAAAAATACCTAAAGAAGATATTGGAGTGACTGAGGTTTTATCCGAATTAGATTTCATCATATTTCTAGGTATGGAATAATTCGTCTTTTTAGTATGTTTTGATAAAAAAGGGTTTTTTCTAATATCATTTATTTGTGACATACTGTCTGCCCTTTGTTTAGATTTTTTATTATTTTTTATTAATTGTCTCTCACCGTTTAAAAAATCTTTTCCCCATTGTAACATTAAATCACCACCAGCAAGTTTGTATTGTAATAAGGAAAGATTCCCATTCTCCAAGTCGTGTATAATTCTTTTTAGTTGACTATAAGATAGATTTTTTGTTCTCAAAAGATTTTTAGCTCTTTGAGTACCATCAACGGTTTTATCCTCTAAAGATGTAAAAACTTTATGGATATAATCAAAAACATTATCGGGTAATTTAAAAACCCTATTTTTTAGATCCTTATTCATTATCCTCTAAAAATTCTTTTATATCTGAAATACTCAAATTATTCTTTTTTAATGATTTCTTTAAAGAATCTAACTGTCTTTTTAGAATAGGATTTAAATCTTTCTGACTATCATTAACTATTTCTTTATTTTTTGTTTTTTTAGAAAGAACCGTTTCGACGTAGTCTTTCATAAATTTTTTAGGATTCTCAACTAATCTCACTTTATCTTCAGGTAGTTTTTCGTCATAACCCATTGTTTCCAATCTTTTCATTGCATCGTCATGTGTTAGACCTAATTCACCCGTAAAGTGTTTGTATGCCTTTTTAAAATTTTCGTCATCACCTAATGTATCATCGTACCCTAATGATTTACTTAAATCACTTTCGGCCCAATACCTTAAAGATGTGTGTGTACCATGTACACCGTGAGTTCCTTGTGAACCTCCGATAGCCTTAACAGTTTTATCGGTTGTTTTTTTGGATGTTATTCCTTTTGAATTAAAATTTGTAGATTTAGAACCTCTTTTGATATTTCCTTTAGCGTCCACAATTTCATCCACTTCTTTCTCTTCTTGAGATACTTTGTCAGGGATTTCATCAAAATCAGTATCCTTAGAATACTCACTTGCTAGTTTTTCCCATTTCTTTTTTTCCTTCTTACTTAAACCTTTTTCGTTAGCCTTGGCATAGAAGAATCTCTGTTGTGCTTTTGACTGAAATTTCTCTTCAATTACCTGTTTTATAAAATTATTCATAGAAAGTTGTTTTATTATAAATATCAAATGTTATGAAAGATATTTATAAGAGTATGAATAGTCAAGATATTTTAAGAAATTTAGGTATAAGTGTACGAATTCAACTAGATAGTTCGGAGACTTATGATTACGAATTATCGGTGTTTGATGACGATTATGACGTTAAATTGTTAGATTTTACTAATGCAATAACATTTGATACCCCCATCACAAAAGATTTAAGTAATGACGATTCTACAATAGAAAATATTAAACTTTGTGAGTTCGATAATACTGTAAACGACCCAAATTACATTTATTCGGGTTTGACAGTTACGTTTAATTACGACGATTTTACTGATCATTTTAATATTTTGGATAGTGAAGGAAATATTATACATGACTATGAAAATTTTATTTTAAATAATGATCTTTTTACATACACGGGAATAACTGATGAAACACATTACTTTTTTATATGTGAGTATCCCGATAGTGCAACACCGACACCAACAGCCACAATAGAACCAACAAGTACCCCAACTCCTACTCCTACGAGTACGGAAACCCCAACACCGACAGCAAGTAGTACACCCACACCAACACCTACGGACACACCAGTACCTACAAGTACTGAAACCCCTACACCTACGGCAACTGTAGAACCTACACCAACCAACACGCCAATACCTACGAGTACAGAAACTCCAACACCTACAAGTACTGAAACTCCAACACCTACATCAACTCCAACCGATACTCCATTACCCACAAGTACGGAAACACCAGTACCTACGGCAACACCAACTGATACCCCAATCCCAACTAGTACAGAAACACCTACCCCTACGGACACACCAGTACCAACTAGTACTGAAACACCTACCCCTACACCTACGGAAAGTAGTACACCAACACCTACACCAACAGAAACACCAGTACCAACTAGTACTGAAACACCTACACCAACAGATACCCCTATCCCAACTGCAACAGAAACACCAATACCAACGAGTACTGAAACCCCTACACCAACCGATACTCCTATTCCAACTAGTACGGAGACACCAACTCCTACACCAACCGATACTCCTATTCCAACTAGTACGGAGACACCAACTCCTACACCTACGGACACGCCAGTGCCTACAAGTACTGAGACGCCAACTCCAACTAATACTGAAACCCCTGTACCTACCCCTACGGATACCCCCATTCCAACTAATACAGAAACTCCAACACCTACAAGTACAGAAACACCTACCCCTACGGCAACTGTAGAACCTACACCTACGGATACTCCAATACCTACAAGTACTGAAACGCCTACACCTACGGAAAGTAGTACTCCAACACCTACGGATACTCCTATCCCAACTAGCACTGAAACGCCTACCCCTACACCTACGGCAACTGTAGAACCTACACCAACAGATACCCCAATCCCAACTAGTACAGAAACACCTACCCCTACACCTACGGATACTCCCATCCCAACTAGTACTGAAACTCCAACCCCTACACCAACTGACACACCTGTACCAACATCAACACAAACACCAACTCCGACATCAACTGTAGAACCTACACCAACAAACACTCCGGTACCAACTAGTACAGTAGAACCTACACCAACAAACACTCCGGTACCAACTAGTACGGTTGAACCTACACCAACTAGTACAGTAGAACCTACACCAACTAGTACAGTAGAACCTACACCAACACCATCACCTACAGCATGTTCAGATTGTCCTATGGTTTGGGAAAAAGACCAAGGTACTACTACATCTTGGGATCCGGGACCAGATACACCAAACATGACATTTGGAGGTACTCACGCTACAAATGAAGCAGCTGGTAATGTGTTTGATAATGGTCACCTTTATTCTGTTACCATGAGTAACGATCAAGGAGACTCATATACTGGTCGATGGACAGCTCAATTCTTAGGTGGAAGTGCACCAACTACTGGAGGGTTCCTTTCTGTTAATCCAGGATATGACCAATGTGGTACTTCCTCTCCAGGCCCAATATCTTCTATTAGATATTTTAAATTCAGTTCAACCGACGCTGACGGAAATGGTTGGTCTACAATATTTGATGCTATGTCGACTCATGAAAAATCGAATGGTAGTTGGGTTTCTAATACTGGATATGATGGAAATACATGGACTGTAAGAATAGAATGTGATGGAATTCCTTACCCAACACCTACACCAACTAGTACAGTAGAACCAACACCTACAAGTACTGAGACACCAACTCCTACACCAACACCAACAGTAAATTTATGGGTACCAACACCCGATGCTTGGTTTGATGCATCAGACACATCAAGTTACACACTATCCGGATCAAACCTTAGTTCAGTAAATGATAAAGCGGGTAACTTTAACATTAGTGTAGATGGGACCCCCACAAGAGTTTCAAATGGGTTAAATAATAAAAATGTGTGGGATTTTAATGGAAGTGAAAGTTTAATTAGTTCAAATTCAGGTCCATATTCAAGTAATGGTAATCATTGGGCAATAGGTGTGTTCCAATACCATACCACGGATTCAACAAAAGATTCTTTTTGGAGTGCTAGTGGTAATAGAACATATGCAATAAGTAGTAGTAACTCATCAAGTGTTTGGTACGGTGAAATTGATTATGATGGTAATAATAGTATAGTTAATGGTAAGGCAAGAAATACCTTTACACAGAGAGTTAACCAAAATACATGGGCAATAGTTGCGGTAATTGCAAACAAAACTGATAATGAATTTTATGGTAGACTAAACGGAAGTATTGAAACCTTCGTAGACGTTTATGATAACTCTATGGACACTAACTGTTCTGATTTACGTATGATGAGGAATAGATCAGGAGTAAAATTAGATGGGAGAATGGCAGAGTACTTTCATTTTGCAGATTATGTAGGTGGAGACACCAATAATTACAGTGAAGTATGGAAGGCAGAGGGGTACTTGGCACACAAATGGGGACTAACCAGTGTCTTACCGTCTAATCACCCATATAAGAATAACCCACCAACAGTATAATTTTAATTCTTTACCTGAATATAACTAATGTTTTTACTATTTATATAGAAAAGTAAAAATGTCATTAGAGATCACAGGTTTTTCAACTAACTTAATTGAATGCAGTAGTAAACTAGCAGGTGATTGCTGCCCAATAGACAGTACCTTAGATGTAAGACCGTGGGCGTACGAAATTAACAAACATGGTGGGACCGATTCATGTGATTATATAATTAAAAGACGACCTGAAAAGGGGTGGACACTCGACTTTGTTTTTAACAGGGAAGATCTACCATGGTCTGTTGGTAGTGTTTTTTACTTTTTCGGTGTAAGAGATGAGAATAAACCATCATTATACGCAGATAACAATCTTTCTTTTGGTTTTACTTCCGATGGACGAATAGAGTGGAATGCATATAGGTATTCAGGTAGTTGTGTTAACGAAACATATGAAGAAACTTTTTACCTTGATTCTGGTACGACCCCAATCCTTTGTGAGAATGGAACATCAAAAGATTTCAACATAACAATTGTTTTTGATAGGCACCTAAGACATACTGAATGTGATATAGAAAATAATGGTGGTTGGAATGATTTAATAACGGGAGATACTATTACAAATGCAATGGATGTGATACTCTCAGGTGCGACCGAACAAACACAATATATCGAAGAACTCAATAAAGATTGGAATGACGAAAGATATGCAAGGTTAGGAGTACTTAAAATTTATTTAAACGGGTGGCCGATTTACAAAATAGATGATTGGGAGGAAATAATTCCTTCTAAGAGAGGGTTCCAACCATTCATACAATCGTGGGGTGGAGGAACGACGGGTTCAGGAGGTGTACACACGGGAATAACATCTTTTAATTTAAAAAAAATAAAATATATAGAAGAACCTCTAAATGCATTAGAGGTAAAACATCATTACATAACATCAGTCAAACCTTTATACGACATTATTGAATGTAATGAACCATGCGAAGAAAACAACATATCACCTTTTTCGGAAAATGCGATACTTCATGAAGAAGATATCGATGGTGATGGTAGATCAACTATGACCGATACAATTAGAACAGAAAATGATGACATATTAATTTATTAAATATTTATAAGAATGGCGTTTAAAAAAATATCAGATCTTAATCCAAATCTTACACCAAGTGGGAGTGGCATAATACCTATATCTCAAGATGGTCAAACATTTGGTAGCACCTTAGATACTATAAAAGGTCAAATTGAAGGTAACTTGACGGGTTCCTTTTCAACAACGTCATCTGTAGATGATTTGACATTAACTGTAAATCAAGTAACAACATCGATAGATGAACTGAATGTTTTTACTTCATCGGCCGGTGGTAGGTTAGATAGTTTAGAAACATTTACGGGTTCCTTAGATGATAGTTTCGCTACAGATTCTGAACTACAAGATTTCAGAGAGTATTTTAATACCTATACATCATCCAATAATAATGTAAACATAGGTCAAAATGATAGATTAGATATTTTAGAATCGTCTTTATCTGGACAGACAACAGATTTAAGTGTAGTTAATGGTAGATTGGGTAGTTTAGAAACTGAGACAGGTTCCTTAAACAATAAAATTGATATCGAAAAGGGTCGGATTGATGCCATCTTATTATCTGCGGACGCTGATAAGGACTCATTTACAGAAATTGTAGAATTAATTAACTCTGTAGACACAGATAATGATCAGGCGTTTGCAAATTACGTTCTACAAACAGATGGTAGGTTAGATTCAATTGAAAGTAAGAGTGGTTCATGGATCACTTTAAATGATTTACCAACACCTCAACCCACACCTGTTCCCGTTGACTTATCTCCGATAACAGGTAGGTTAGACGCCTTGGAGATTGAGAGTGGATCTATAAGAAACGATTTTAATTTATTTACATCTTCTTATTTAGAAGCGTCTCAATCGTTTGATCAGAGGATAACTAACCTATTAGAAATTATAAATGGTTGTTGTGTTACACCAACCCCAACGGCAACTGAAGTTCCACAACCAACACCTACAAGTACAGTAGAACCAACACCTACAAGTACAGTAGAACCAACACCTACGGCAACACCAGTACCACCAACACCTACGGCAACTGTAGAACCTACACCTACACCAACAGATATACAACCAACCCCCACCCCAACGACCGTTGTAACTTCAGCATTTATTACTTTCAGTGTTAACCACACCACAGACGAAAATGGAGATGACATTTGGTATCAGTTTGATGCCGTTTATGATGATATGGATGGGATACAAAGAACTATTAATTCACAACAACCGGCTCCCCCTAATGGTACTGTGACACATGAATTAATTAACTTCCCTGAAACAGCAACACCGATAGGTCTTATTATAAAAAGGTTGTTACCTGATGTGACAACCGTGGGTAGTGGTGTTGTAGATATTCAAGTAACAACAGGTAATTATGGTTCTATATTTTCAGATGCGGTAGTACAAAAACCAGTACCATACACATTTGGTCCTAATACCACAATAAATGGTGGTAGTGATTGGAGTTGGACGATATTGGGTGCCGAAAGAGGTTTAGAAGCAACAATCTCAGTAAGTGAAGGTCCTCTACCAACATCAACACCTGCACCTACACCAACTGATGTTCCTGAACCAACACCTACAGATACCCCAGTACCAACAGCTACCGAAGTTCCACCAACACCAACACCTACAACTGATTATACCTTATTCGAATATATGATTGTTTGGAGGAGAAATACCCTCGCAAACGGAATGACATATGATTTTACAAGATTAGATGGTAATGATGATTACTTCTATTCAAATGAACAAATAAAATGTATCTACGAGACTTATGGAACTGGTGGTGGTAACTTTTGGAATATTGCTGTAGGAGACAATAGTGAAGGACTAATCTCGGTTGGTGATGATTCTTGGAATAGAGTTACTCTTGGTGACCCAACTGATATTGTCGGATCTTTTAATTCAACTACAAGGGCGGTTTGGTATGACAATACTGACCGTTTAGGTAATGGTGTTCAACACTACATTATTACTTTTGTTAGTGGTGAAGTTACTGACTTAGTTTCTTTTGATAGTATTGGTGATGTGAGTGGATGTGTTCCTTATGTGGATCCAACCCCGACACCAACAGCAACTGTAGAACCTACACCAACAAGTACCGATGTACCTCAACCAACACCTACCCCTACAGTAAATTTACAAGATATAAGTTTAGTTTTTCAAATTAATAATGATGGTGGTGTAAACCCATGGTTAAATGGTAGTTCAACCTATAGTGATGTTCAAAACCATTTATGTACTTACGGTGCTAATAATTGGAATGCCAATACAAGACAGACAACAGGTGACCCCAACAA